AAAGATAGTTGACGGGCTGCTGACAATCGTTCTTCTTCAAGAGTTGCCAGAGGAGAAGAAGGAAAAGATCATTACTATCAAGTGATATCATTCTGCCATGTGTTTCAAATGTGGCAAGAAGAGCGATGAACTTCGCAACTACGGTACAACTACCCTGAAACTATGTCCAGAATGCCTAGGCAAGCCTTTCTCTGAAGATTTAGAGCTAGCCTAGGCTTTCTCATTCCCAGATCGTATAACGGTAGTACAAGGGCCTCTGGAGCCTTTAGTTGTGGTTCGAATCCATGTCTGGGAGCAAGTTGCGATACAGAACGCTTAGTGTTAGGATTTCCCTATGGCTAAAGCAACCCTTGACTACAACGTACTTACAGAATCTAACCTTACTGAGACCTTTTGGTCTAAAATTGAGAAGACAGACACCTGCTGGTTCTGGAAAGGTCGTCTTGATGATGGATATGGAAGAGCTCCCCTAGTAAAAGGAAACCCCGCCCTATACGGAGTCCATAGAGCTATGTTTGCTATCTTCAACGAACCCACTAAACCTAATTTAGTAGTAGATCACATATGTAGACAACGCGCCTGCTGCAACCCGGCTCACCTACGCCAGATCACCATCTCAGAGAACACCAAGGGCCACATCCCCGGTGCATTCAAAGATATCTGTCCTAATGGCCATTTCCTCTCAGGAGATGATGCTGAGGTCTATTACAGCATGCGCAAGCCCCGCCATGGAGATGTAGAGGTCATGCACCTTGTATGTGCTATATGTAACTATCCTCAAGTAGCATAGCTGTAGTTACAAAACCCCCGCGAAAGGTCTACACTATTCCAATGGCAACATTTGATTTTAAGTGTCTCAACTGTGACTCTGTTGTGGAGATGCGTATTATGGCATCTGATAGCGATACACCCATGTGTACGACCTGTCATGGCACCATGACCAAGCAGTACACCCCACCTGCTGTGATCTTCCGCGGTGGTGGCTGGGGCGGACAATAGCCCCTTCGTACTGATAGACTAAAGTCTCAACCAAACTGAGAGGGTACAAGTGACAACACTTGCCGCAATTCAAGGCAACGGATGGGCTGTTATAGGTTGCGACTCCCGCGCATCTGATGAAGGCGGTCGTTACATGGATTTAGCTACCCCCAAAATTGTAGATAACAACGGAATACTCATTGCAGTCTCCGGAGCATCCCGTGGTGGAAACATTGCACAATTTGGTTGGAAGCCACCAAAACCTCGTACAGGTGAAAACTTAGACCTTTTCATGACCAATAAATTTATTCCCTCATTACGAGAAGCTTTTGTTAAAGCTGGCTTTGAAGGTAAGGAAGATGGCGACGCTGCCTGGCATGACTCTAACCTTCTAGTATCTGTACGCGGTATTATTTACCCAATCTTCCAAGATTACTCCTGGGATCGTGAAGCCCGTAACATTTACTACGCTGGTAGTGGTGGAGACATTGCTGTAGGAGCTCTAGAAATCCTTAACTACCAAAAGATTAAAACTCCCGAGGCCGCCGAAAAGATTTTATATCGATCCATTGAAGTAGCTATCAAGCATGACATCTATTCTGGTGGCGAGATTCATACCTATGTTCAGGAAGCGTAACTACAAAAATTCCCGCGTTTCGACTATGCAATTGAAATATTAGTGGGATTATTGCGCTATGGCATTGAAAGACGATCAACTATCTCCCCGAAAAAAGCGGCACGTTGTTGCTGGTGGAGTTGTTCTTCCTACAAGTAATTTCTGGCTTGGAGGATCAATTATGGGTGGAGGCCTAACCATGGCTACTCAAGGCGAAGAGGCCAACGAGTCACCCTCAGAAAATGAATCGGGAGAAACAAGTGCCCCAACATCAGGAGCTGCTGGAGGAGATGCTGCCGCAGGAGCTGTCGGAGGTGGAGCCGGGGGCTCGATGTGACCGGTGCTCTGCAAGAGCGCTAGTTCATTGTTCCATGCCCTTTGGCGTACTTTACTTCTGCCTGCACCACTATAACGAGCATGCCGTTGTCCTTACAAAACAGGGCGCGGTTGCTAAACTTCTTACTTCTAAGGACTAAGTTAGGACGCGGGTATGCCATATAACAGTAAGAACGCTGTACAGGCCAGTGGTAAATCTGGTGGGGCGGTAGCCGGTATTGCTGGGGCTTTAATGTCTTTTCAGAAAACCCAATCTCGTCTTGCTGAATTTGAGCATAAAGAGGGTATTAAGCGCGAAACCTATGTTCACCGCAAATCTGTTGACAATGTTTCTAAACGTCAGCAGGGTCAAGATCAGTTTGATCTTACTAAACAAGCCTATGAACATTTTAACGGTGGCGATGAATCTAATACCGGTTTTAGGTACGGACCACTTAACGTAACTAGAGAAACCGAAGCCCAACGTAAACGCGCAACTACGATGTCTTCTAACGCTGAAACGGCTAAAGAAAAAGAAGAACGTCTTGCTAAAGAAAGAGCACAGTCCACAGAAAGTGCTCAAGGACCAAAACAACAGACTTCTAATTCACGTCGTAGCCGTAAGAAAGCAGAAGAAACTGCAGCAACTGATAGTAAAGATCCCTGGGCAGCTACAGCTCCTCGTCAATCTAATGTAAGCAAGCCAAACTTTGCAACAAATAGCGCTGGGGTTACTACCTCAACTGCGCCTAAAGTAAGAAAACCACGTGCACCTCGCGCACCTAAGAACCCTGGACAATCCGGAGGAATGCAATAATGGCAAACCGCGCTATGAAACAAAAGCAGGAAAAAGCAAATCGTCTTTCACGCGAAGCGGGAGACGCACGCAAGTACGGTGTAGAGCCTGCAAAATATCGTGAGGAGATGGTTAATAAGTACGCAAAGGGGACTCCTCGCCCATCTAAAGCCGAACGTGAGTCTGAGGCTGTTGAAGGCGCAGCTACCTTTAAAGCTACGGGAGAAAAACGCGCCGCAATTAATACTCGTAGAGCAAAAGAAGGTAAGAAAGAACTTAAGCCAGAGGTATTTAATCCTACAGGTAGAGAAGCTACTGTAGAAAAAAATGAAGCTGCTATTGCTGGTAAAGAATATATTAGTGGAGCTAAGAAGCGAGCAGCTAAATCTGACTCCGCTGTTTCTAAGGTAGATCTAACACCTGCGCAAAAAGAATTGCGCAAATCTAATGTTCAAAAACGTTTTGCTAAAGAAAAAGCCGCTAAAGCAAAAGGAACTCCAATAAGTGTTCCTGCAGAGGCCCCAGCTAAACCAAGCCGTCCGGCACAGCTACAGCCTGGCGAAGGAAAAGCGGGTATTTTAGATACTGCAAACATTGCTCGTCAAGCTGGAGACATGCTCCCTAGAAAACGCCGTAAGATGGAGCGTAAGGCTGCTTACAACGTAAAGAATGCTGGAAAGACCCCAGGATATACAAAGGCCGCACGTTTAGCTCAAGATACCGCTGACGCAGTAAACACTAAAAATACCGTAGAGGTAAATACTATAGATCGTCGTGCACGATCCAAGGCTGGGCGTCTTGACGCAACAAAAGATTATTTGAAAGCAGGTTTGAAAAAGGGCGCAGCAAAACTTCCTGATGGTCCAGTAAAAGAAGCTGTAACTAGTTCCGCTGAAACCCTAATTCGCGACCCCCTAATTAATGGTAAGCGTGGAGGTCTTCATGCAGAGGTTACTCGCCCGGATGATCGCAATATTACAAAAAGTTATACCCGCGTACAACCAGTTGGCGGAGTAAGAAAGACTGAGATTACCCACGCTTTATCTAAAGAAAAAATTCAAATGAATCGTGGTGGAGAAATAAGTACACAGCCAGATCGTCCAGTAGAAACTGGCATGGGCTTGATGGGTACACATGAAGATAGACTGCATAAAATTACTAAAGATTTTCAAGTTCCTGCTGGAGATACTTCTCACCCTCTTGAGCATGTCCACCTTCGTAGCTTCTTGCGGCATAAATCAGAATCACGCGGAACTAAATACAATGAGCAGGGTGCTGTAGCTGCGGTGTGGCACGCAAAACAAACAGACCCAAAACTGTACGCAGACATTCATAAGCAAGCTCTTGAGCACAGAACTAAGCGTATTGGCCAAGTTACCCAGCAACGTGAGCGTTCTAGAGCTAAGGCAAAAGAAAATCGAGCTATTGCAGCAAAAGAGAACGGCGGAAAACGCAAAGAGGCTAGAGTTATTCGTGTTATAAGTAACGTACAAAATCGTTTTACAGAGGTACCTCGTGGCGGCTCGGAGGCGTAAGAAACGCCCGGGCAATCCTTTAGGGGTACAAGCAGCAGCTCAAGGCGATTACGTTTGGCATCCCGAAGATAAAGCGCACAGCTGGACTTGCGATAAGTGCGGGGAGACTATTAAAGCTAGACCTGACTTGTACAATAGTCGCTTAAGTCATAGCCAATTTGCCATGGAAAATAACCTAAAAGTTATTGGAGCTAAGTCAATTGACCATGTTCGGCGTAATTGCGGGCCAGAGCCACGTCCAGCATACCGAAGAGATTTAGATAACTGATGGCAACTAAGAAGAAGATAGTTGCTGGGGGCAAAGTCTACAAGGGCTCTAAGCAAAACGGTGGTCGTGAGATTATTGTTGAGCATTATAAAGAGAATGGTAAGTGGAAAACAACTACAAAAAATGCTGCACGCCATCAATATGAAGAAAAACATGGCAAAATTAAGTCAAAAAAGAAGACTGTTGACCATAAAAACAATAAACACAGTGATAATCGGGACAGTAACCTTCAAATTTTGGATAAAGGCGCTAATACCGCCAAAGAAAACAAACGCCGAGCCCACAAGAAAGGCAAATAATGAACACAAATCCCCCCTCTAACGTACAAAAGCGTGAAAAGGCTGTAGATGAGTACGGTTTTCCTCTTGATGGGGACTGGGGCTCTATGGAAGCCGAGGCGCATAAGGCGATGAAAGCAAATAAAGATGAGATTTCTAAGCGTAAACCGGGAACAAATGAAAGTTACGGGTATATTAACTAGACCGTGGCCAAAGATCCGTATCAGTGCGAGATCTGCGGGACTATGTGGGTAGTTAGAACACTAGCAAGATCTTGCGAAGAAAAACACTTGGAGAAAGAATATGACAAAAAAGACTAAACCTGTATGGGATACCCCAGATCCAAAAAAGAAAAGCAAACCCCTGTCTTCTAAAAAGAAGTCGGCGGCTAAAGCTCGCGCTAAAGCGGCTGGTCGCCCATATCCAAACCTTATTGACAACATGGCTATGTCAAAGGGAAAGGGTAAGTAATGGCTAAATCACCAGCTTGGACCCGTAAAGAAGGGCAGAACCCAAATGGGGGTTTAAATGCCAAAGGAAGAGCCTCCGCCAAAGCGGAAGGTCACAATTTAAAACCACCTGTAAAAAAAGCTGAAGCTTCTAAATCAAAAAAGTCTGCTGCTCGTAGAAAATCCTATTGTGCCCGATCTGCGGGTCAAGCTAAGATGTTTCCAAAAGCCGCTAAAGATCCAAATAGCCGGTTAAATAAAGCAAGACGTGCCTGGGATTGCTAGATAAACTTATCTAGTCCCTTAGCGCATGGGACTGCTAAAAAGCCCTCTCGAGAAAAGGTAAGAAATGACACTTCCAGTAGATACCGCTGGCAATACACGCATCGACTTTGCTTGGGGAAATTTCCCAATCCAGCCTGATGATCAACGCCAGACCTCACCAACACAAACAGTTACAGTTGGTGGAGATCAAAATGTTGCTTGGACCAACTATGGAACCCTCGCATCAGCAAAGCTTTCAGAAACAAACTTCTCAGTAACACTAAACCAGCTCACACAGTCTGTAGAGCCAGATCAGCACGTAATCCAGTACGAACTATGGGATGCGTATCCATCAGGCCCAACAGCTACTTCATCAGTTACTTCAACAGCCCCATCATGGTCTCAGTACTCATTTGATGGAAATATTGGAGTTGTCGCGTCTTCTGCTATCATCGCTGTGCCAAACGTTGTAGGAAAGAACAAGAAGGGTGCAGTTGAAACTCTTCACAGCGGTGGCCTTGATGTAGGTACTATTACAACCCGTACAACTGGTGCAACACCAGCTAACCACGGAACTGTGTACTCACAATCTGTATCCCCTGTAGTTGTTGGTTCTTCTACAACAACTCAAGGCACTTCAGTTAACCTAGTCTTCTACTACTACCAGGATGCAACTACCCCAGGTGTTGTTCCAGCAAACGGTTACGTAGCAGGATAAGTTTAAATAAGAAAGCCCCCTTCCTTACGGTCGGGGGCTTTTTTGTTGCTTATATCTATATTTCACCTAAATAAGCATTTACTGCTGAATTAGATGTCCTATAGCCGTTAAATGAGCTTACATGCCATGGTTCAAAGTTTTTACCGTGAGAACTCATCTTATAGGCAATAGTTGCGTTAATGAGTGGGTTCTTTAATGTTTCTTTGGATTGTAGGCAGTAATAGCTAATACGGGCCTTTAAAGCCCCATATGTATTGATTTGAAAGAGTCCGTATGAATCATCGCCAGTTCTTGGGTTTAGGTTGTGGGTTCCAGGATGTCCATGAGACTCCTTCATAACCACTCCGTAGGCAACCCGTAGAGCTTGGCCCTTAAAGCCTACATATTTTAGTAGGTACAGGATTTGATCCTTAGTAAGTGTTTTGGCCTTTAGTATGGCCGCAATTGGGTCTGTAGTTACTCTATGGACTGTTGGCTGAACCTTGGCCGGTAAAGCGTAGGCCGTGTTAGCGATCCCCATAAGAACTGCAAAGACGAGACAAAATATTCTATTTTTTGCATTTATAAACACACTATCTCCTAGGCTAGAGGACCAATCCTAACCATCCTATATCTTTCACCTATAGGTGGCAATTTGGCTTCTGTCTGCCAAATTCGGGCTGCAATCCTGTTGTTACGTAGATGCGTGATGGCCCAGTTTCCCGGGCCATGGATATACCGTAGCAGTAATTACAGGGGGTTCGCAACCGGTATGGGGGTGTAGAATTAGCTCTTCTTGAAAGGAATAAAACATGGCAGCAAACGATAAGTGTGATATATGCGACAAAGACGCTGAGCTCCTTATTTTTAACATCTCAGCTAATGATCAGAAAGTATGCGAGAGCCACCTACCTTGGATCTACAATGTAGATAACTTGCCTGACAACGTTTCCCGTTACCCAAAGAGTGAAAAGGTTCAAGAAGAGGTTAAGAGTGAGAGTGGAAAGAATTCAAGCAAAGCAAGTACATCCAGTGCCAAACAAAGTAACACAGCCACGGGGCCCATTTCCACCGGAAGTACTGGCCCAGCCTAGGGTTGTACACGATTACGCACGTCAAGGTGACGACGGTAATCTCCAGGACTCTGTAGAGGGCACAGCTCAAAATAACTTTCAAGCTACCAAGTGGTACACCTGCAATGACTGTAACATGATGGTATCCGAAGCTCAATTAGAAACCCACACCTGCGGAGAGTAAATGGCAGATTCAAAGGCAGATAGAGCACTCCGAATTGCTCAACATTCTTTAAATAGGCTTACTCGTAATGAGCAAGAAGATTTAGACAAGATTGTTACCGCCGAGGTTCAAACCGCATTTAGAAAAGGTCGATACGATACCGCAGAGGTTATGGAGACCTTTGGTACAACACAACCGGGTTATGTGACAAATATAGTTGATTCCACCCTTGATCCAAGAAAATATTACGGTCAAGGCAACATTATTCAGCCTGATATCGATGATATGCACGCCCCCGTAGATTTTTCTGGGCCGGATGTAGAAGCTCCTACAAGTACCGGAAAGATTGACAGGCCTAGGACTTTTGCCGCTGCATATGACGAGGGTAGAAGTGTACTAACTATTGTATTTAGTACTGGCAAGATCTATAACTATTACGATGTCAGCCGAGCCGAATGGAATGGGTTTCACGGTAGCCAGTCTAAATGGAAATACATAAAAGACGTTTTGGACCCAAAACCTAGAGGCTACGCTAGTGAAGCTAATCTTTCTCCAGAGCTTCAGGCTTTTGCCGCTAGATCTTATAGAACCCAACAAATTGTTAAAAGTATGAAGAGAAGGAAGTAAATGGCGCAAACGCACGATATCGGAAACTTATACTGGCACGCCATCAAGTACAACGCTAAACCAAAAGAGTTTTTTGAAAAAGCAGAAAGCCAAGAGATAGAGCCGCCTTTTCGTACCGGGAAAGGGTTTGCCATCCGGTTTCCGTTTAGCAAACGTGGATTAGTATTTGGATGGTGGAAGAAAAGCGGTTTTGAGGAGTCTCAGGCCCTTACTTACGCCGTCAATGGTCGCGGTCTAACCAAGAACGAGGTAGACTGGGATCATATTAGATATGGGGCAAAGAATGAAGATACGGTTAAAAAAGCGTAAGTCTATAAAGCGGGAAGTGTCCCGTGTTCAAAAGCGTATCCAAATGCTACCTGACCAGGATGTTATGGCCTGGGCTGAAAGCTCCATTTACGATGTGGCTCGAAACGTATCAGCTTGGCGAAAGAAACAAGACAGCTTCTACCTTAATGAGGCTGCCATGGCTGCAGAAGTACTGCATGAAGCCCTTGAGCTTGTGAAGCGGAGAAATGATGCGTGAGGATTTTGACTTTGAAGACTTTGAATCGGAGGACATAGATGAAGCGGTTAAGCAAGAAACAGATATTGATTCTGACGATGATGATCTTGACGGTTTTACTCCTCTTCACGAAGAAGACTTTGAAGACAAAGATGATGAACTGGATGAGCTCAGTAGAGAATTCGTTGCTTCACTTGTAGAAAAGATCATGTCGTTCATGAAGTTGCTTGTGGGCCATGAACTTCACGCGTACCAAAAACCGCTTGCCCGACGTATTATTGAGTCAGTGATAATTAACGATGGCGAAGAAATTACTGCTTTGGCCTCACGCCAGTCCGGTAAATCAGAAACTGTTGCAGATACCGTAGCTACCCTTATGGTTATTCTACCAAGGTTAGCTAAGATGTACCCGGACCTTCTTGGTAAGTTCCAAGACGGGATTTGGGTTGGTATGTTTGCGCCCGTTCAAGCTCAGGCGGAAACCCTGTATT